ACTTGGGGAACAAGTGGTGCTGGTTATCTAACACCTCAAAAGATCGGTACAGATACGCAGATTGCAACTATCTGTCATAGAGGTTTTGCTTACGCTGTTGATGATGTAGCTATTTTAGCTGCTGGTGAAGATCCAATGGGTCACATCAGAAATCAGCTTGCAGATGCTATCAATAAATTGAACTCTGTTCGTTTATTTGAAACACTAACTGGTCTATTCCATACTGCTCTTAATTCCCATCGTCTTGAGAAGCAATTAGCTGGTTCTGGTTCAACTGCCGAAGCAAACTATCTTTCTGCTGCTACTGTTGCAGAAGCTCGCTCTGTTTTAGGAGAAAGAGGAGAAGAACTTGATCTTCTTATCGTTCATCCTTCTGTTGCTTACTACTTATATCAAGTAGGTCTACTAACATTCTCAACATCTGCTCTATCAACTGGTGGTGCAGTAACTTGGGGTGGTGGCGGTGTCGGTGTTAACGAAAGAAGCATCGGTGAATTTGCTGGTTGCAGAGTTGTCATTGATTCTCAGGTAAACACTAACGATCCTACAACTACCGGTAATCGTCAGGAGTTCCGTTGCTACTTAATGAAGTCAGGAACAATTCTTGAAGGTGTTCAGTCTGAGCTAGGTATTGAAGCAGAAAGAAACATCTTATCTAAGCAAGATGTTATGTCTGTTGATTACCACAGTGCTTATCACGTTATGGGAACTAAGTGGACTAACGCTGCTGATAACCCTGCTAACTCAGCACTAAGAACTGGTTCTAACTGGTCTGCTACATACGATATTGATCAAATTCCAATGGTTGAAATCTTTGTAAACACACCATTAGACAATGGTCTAAAGTCTTAATTTATATTAAGATTAAATTAGTGGTCAGAAACCTCATCAATTATTGGTGGGGTTTTTTCTTTACGCTACAATAAAACTAAATTACCTATTAATCGTGGCAGCTACCATAATTGCAACTATAAAAAGTGAAACTGCTAATAGCTATGTCACTTTATCTGAATCTAACGATTACTTTGATACTTCTCCAGACTCTTCAACCTGGACGAACAAAACTGATGACCAAAAGAAAAGAGCACTAATATCTGCTACAAGATGGATCGAAACTTTAGTATTTTATGGCGATAGATGTGATGAGAGTCAGGCACTTAAATTTCCTAGAACTAATTATCAGGTAGATGGAGTTGAATTAGCTTGTACAACCATTCCGAATAGTATTAAATATGCACAATATGAATTAGCTAGAGCATTGGCAAATGATACTGATGCAATTACTGGTACTACTGGTAAAGATGGAAACTTTTCTGAAGTAAAGTTAGGAGATATACAGGTTAAATATAATACTGATAGTCAGGGAACTGGTTCTGTTAATAATATTTTAGATGTTTACCCTTGGTTACAAAGTTACCTTGGAGCCTATATGCTAGGTGGAGCAGGAAGTTTTCAAATGAGGGTAGTTAGAGGATAATGGCAGGTCAACTAGATTCACTATTAAAAAGCGTAGCCAAACAAGTGGTGTCTCAACTGGGAGACTCGTTAGATACAACAATTATTTATACCAGAAAGCTATCTACGTCATATAACACATCTACTGGTGCAGTAACTACCAGTGATACAAGCTACACAATAAAAGTACCCGTAGAATTTGTACAATCAACTGAAGAGTCTGGTTATCAGGAAAATATAGCTCGTATTTTTATAACACCTGATCTTATAGGAGATAGTCAACCGCTATTATCAGATGAGATTACTCTTACATTTTCTGGATCGACCAGAGTTGCAAAGATTACAGATGTAAGAACTTTGCGTGGTGGTCAGGAGTATTTATTCAGAGTTGACGTTATTTTCTAATGACTTTAGTAAACGCAAGAGCAGCATTTGAAACCGCAATTAAAAATGCAGTAACAACTGCTGACAACACAGTTACAGTTATATTCGACAATATGCCATTTTCTGCTCCAGGTAAAACTAAAAAATATGTAATGGTTAATTTAGATTTTACACAATCCACTACTCAACCACAGGGAGCAGCAATAGACTACTATGCAGGAACAATAAGATGTGCAATTATGACACCATCTAACAAAGGAAGTGCGGTAGCTGCTGCAATAGCGGAATCAGTAATTGATGGAATGACATCAGTAAACGCTTCAGCTTACTCAGATACTTTTTCAGTAACCCCAAGAGTTAGTCAGATAAGCGGTCCAACATCTGTTGTGACTGACAATCAAAGTCACTTTATGAGTGTTGTAAACTGCAACTTTACTGCCAATGCTTAAGGATATAAAGCATCTAACAAAAGATATTGAAAACATGGTGCTACAAGGTAAAGCAAAAGCAGCATCAAAAATACAATTCTCTTTACAGTATCGAAGTCCTTATTGGACAGGAACATTCAATGCTGCCTGGAAAGTACAAAAAAGTACACCCGTAGATCCAGTAAAACCAAGAAAAGAAAATCAGGGATATAGAAGCGGTGTCCGAGCACCAAAAGCAGGACCAATTATAAAAACATCTTTAACTGAGGCTTTATATGTAGGTAACGAAACAGAATACGCTGGATTTGTAATAAATAGAATGAGAAGTTTGGAAACAGCAGGATTAACCAGCGATCAAATATTTGGCAATGATTCACAGGGAAATCCTCGTGGTCTATCTCCGATTGAATTTTATGAGGATTTATTTGATATAAACGCAGATACAAGTCCGATACCTAATAGTCCTGAGTGGTATTTCTATTACATAGCAACCGAAGAACTTACACAGGATATAGACCAAGCATTTGCTGGTATAACTTTAGGACAATCTACTTATTAGAGACACAATCAACAGTTTAAGTTATACTACAAGAGTAACTACAATTTTTTATGCCTACAGAAAGAGCAATAGACAAACTAAAGAAAGCCTTTAGTGTCGAAGAACGCAGTAGCTACTCCATGTTTAAGGGAGAAGAACTAATTTTAAAAATCTTTTGGTCGCCTCTTACAATTTCCGATAGAGACACCATAAACAGTACACTAATAGCTATGAACAGAGGTCAGGAAGAAGGAAGTCTTGACTTTGCATTACAAGTTATTGTTACAAAAGCGGAAGATGAATCAGGTGCAAAAATGTTCACAGCAGCAGATTTACCTTCATTAAGAAGAGAAATACCAATGTCAATATTGATTGATCTTATGACCAAGATGCAAAGTATGGGCGAGGAGGAAAGCCCCGATGCCGTAAAAAGCTAAATTAAAAAAAGATAATTTCATATATTTACAATTTTTTATAGCAGAACAGTTAGGTTACACCCATAGAGAAGTACGAGAAAAAATGTCAGTCCAAGAATTGTATGCTTGGAACGCTTACTTTGAAATAAAATCTGAAAGAGAAGAAGAAGCCTACGAAAAAGCAAAGAGGCAAGCCCAAACACGCAAAGTACGCTAAACTTTTAATATCCGTGTATTCTGCAAAAATCAGTGGCATCTGAATATAGCGTAAATATAAGACTGAATACAGCACAGGTAAGAAAAGACCTTAAAGATATAAAAACCGATATAGATAAACTCGGCAAAGTAAATTTAGGAACTAATAGAAGAACACAAAGAACAGAAGCAACCATAACAAAAAGCAAAGAAGCTCAAAAAGCTGCGATGGTTGAGACTAGACGTATAGGCGATCTAGTACAAAAGGCTTCAGACCAAGGATTAAAGATAGATAAAGCTAGAAGAGCAATAAATAGAGCAGCATTAGCAGATGGCAGAGGAGAGTTTAAGGTAGCAAAAGCTCAACAAAAGGTAGCTCTCGAAGAGCTTAAAATTCAACGAGCTATAACAAAAGAAAAAGCACAGCAAGCAAGACTAACTGGTAAGTCTATGGCTGGTGGACCATTTGTTAGCACAGGCATAGCATCTTCAAGATTCGGAAGTGTTGGACAGGTAGGATCTCCGAGATTTATTGCAAGCAGAGCAGGAATGATGCAAGGTCCAGCCGATCCACCTTATGCACCAGGAATGTATGGTTCATCGCCTATAGGTGGATCAAGATTTATGTTTGGTTCTCCAGCCCAAGTAGCTTTTGCTGGAAGCGGAATGGGTCGTTCGCCTGTAGGCGGTAGATCAGATTTAGTAGGTTCTCCAGCAAATTTACTAAGCATAGGTAAGCAAAACACAATGCCTGTAAAGGGTTTTGAGTCTTTAGTCGGATCTCCTGCATACTACGAAGCACAGAATAAAGAGATGTTAAGGGTAGCTAAACAAAATGCGGTTCCTGTAAAAGGCTTTAAACATTTAGTAGGTTCTCCCGAATACTACAAGAATCAAACAAAAGAAGTTAAAAAACTTTTAAGAGGAGCACCTACAGGATTTACAGCAGCACAATTTGGGCCTCAAGCACCTCCAATGAATATAGGGGCTAGGGAAGATTTAAACTACCGAGGTAAAACATTACTAAAAGGTCCAGCAGGATCATCTATGTTTAGAAGAGGTAATTTAGGTAGATTATTACAAGCAAACAGAGGACCAGCATTACAGAGTGCTGCAATAAGTGGTGCGTTTCCTCTGTTATTTGGTCAAGGTCCATTAGCTGCTGCTGGTGGTGCACTTGGCGGTGGACTTGGTGGTGCATTTGGCGGTCAGATGGGAGGTTTTGCAGGAGGTTTAATCGGAACGGCTGTAGTATCTGGCATAACGAGTTTCGCTAACTCAATTACAGAATTAGGAAAATCAATAGAAACATTAGATGGTCAATTTAACCTATTAACTCAAAAATCTTTATTTAGCAGTAAAGAAGCGGAAAACAGAGCAAAAGTATTACAAGCATTAGGAGAAAGAGAAAAACTAGCCACTTTATTATCTAAAGAATTAACAACAGTTTTAGGAGAAGGAGGAGCTAAAAAATTAAGAGAAGCAGGAGAAGCTGCTAAAGAATTAGATAAAACATTTGCAGAACTAACAATAAATCTACAGTTACTATTAGTTGGACCACTTACTAAGTTTTTAAAAATAGTAAATGATACTTTAGATCCAGGAATGAAGGTATCTTTGGGAGAAGGTAAGGGAGATGTAATATTTGGAGGTAAAGAAGAACAATTTATTAAAGATTTTAAAGGGGTGCTTGAACTATTTAGTCAAGGTCAACTAGATAGAATATTTAAAGCTGCTGCTGATTTACAAATAAATCCTGCTGATATGAAGGCTAGGTCAGTTCTCCAAGCCGAAGGTCTTGGTGGTTTATCAGATCCAGAGTTACAAGCAATACGAAAATTTAGTCTTGGAAAACAAGTAAATCCTCAGTCAAAATTCTTTGGTGGTGATGGTTTAAATCCTGATCCAGCAAACAACATAGTTGAAATAGATATTAAAAGAGTTACTGCTGCTCAGAAAAAAGTAAAAGCTATGGAAAAAGAAATAGAATTTGCAAAGTTAGTAACTGAAGAAGGCTTAAAAGAAGCAGATATACAAAGACAAATACAATCCATAACTGAAAACTTAAACGAGGAAGAACTAAAACTTCTCGATACACAAGGATTAAGTGTAAGAGCTTTAGTAGAAAAGAACAATCAGGCTAAACAGTTAGTAGAAAATGCAAGAATGATTGAACAATCATTTAAGAGTTTGACTCAAAATATAAGTACAGATTTAGCACAGGGAATACAGGGATTAATCCGTGGAACGTCAACTCTAAATGATGTACTCAATAATGTATTGAACAAAATGATAGACGCTGCATTTAACATGGCTTTCTTCGGTAACGCAGGAGGAACTTTAACCAAGGGATTAGGTTTATTTGGTGATTTGTTTGGTGGGTTACTTGCTAGTGGCGGTCCAGCAAAAGCAGGAAAATCTTACATTGTTGGAGAAAAAGGCCCAGAACTATTTACTCCAGGTGTAAGTGGAATGGTATCTCCTAATAGTGCACTCGGAGGATCAACAAACGTAGTTGTAAACGTAGATGCTTCTGGTTCTTCTGTTGAAGGAGATGAAGAGAATGGCAGAGAACTTGGTCGTATGATTTCAGTTGCTATACAATCAGAATTAATTAAGCAGAAAAGACCAGGAGGATTATTAACATAATGGCTACATTTCCTTCAATAAAACCTACATACGGACAACAAAAAAGATCCGCACCTAATACTCGTACCATTTCTTTCGCTGATGGTTTTGAACACAGAATATTATTTGGGTTGGCTGAACATCAGAATCCAAAAGTTTATAATTTTACTTTTAACGTATCAGAAACAGACGCAGATACTATAGAAACCTTCCTCGATGCCCGTGCAAATGATAGTGCCAGCTTTGATTTTGAAGCACCTGGACAAACTGCTGCACAAAAATTTGTTTGCCAAACTTGGAATAAATCTATACCTTATAACAATAGAGCTACAATACAGGCAACATTTAGAGAAGTATTTGAACCATGAGTACTGCTCCTATTATTACTGATCTACAAAAGATCAATCCTTCAGCAATAATTGAATTATTTACATTAACAACCGATGCAACCTTGCATGGCTCTGCTCAGACTTATAGATTCCATAACGGAACAAATTTAAATGCTAACGGAGATATTATTTGGGCTGGTAATCAATATTTAAAGATGCCAATACAGGCAGAAGGTTTTGCTTTTCAAAAAGGACAACTTCCCAGACCTACTTTGACTATTAGTAATGCTCTTGGAACTATTACAGCTATCTTGTTAAATGTTAATCAGGTAACAACAGGAAATGATTTAACGGGAGCTACTGTTACAAGAATAAGAACACTAGCAAGATATATTGACGCTGTTAATTTTCCAGGTAGTACAAATCCACTTGGAACACCAGATCCTACAGCAGAGTTTCCACAGGAAATATATAAGATTGATAGAAAATCATCAGAAAATAGAGAGGTAGTTCAATTTGAATTAGCAGCAGTATTTGATCTTGCTGGTATTCGTGCTCCTAAAAGACAATGTACCAGAACTGAATTTCCTTCGATTGGTACGTTTATAGCATGAATTGGAAAGAAGAGGCACTTGTTCATGCGAAAGACCAAGATCCTAAAGAATGTGTTGGGCTTTTATTAAATATTAGAGGAAAAGAAAGATATTTTCCTTGTCATAATTTATCAATGACTGCACATCAATGCTTTATTTTAGATCCAGAAGATTATGTAAAGGGTAGTAATTTAGGAGAAATTACAGCTATTATTCATAGTCATCCTTCTACACCTCCAACCGCTAGTCAAGCAGATCAGATTAGTTGTGAACAAAGTAATCTTCCGTGGCATATTGTTAATCCAAAAACAGAACAATGGGGATATTGCGAACCTTGTGGATATAATCCACCTTTACTTGGTAGACCCTGGGTTTGGGGTGTTACTGATTGTTGGAGTTTAGCAAGAGATTGGTATAAAGAAGAAAAGGGGATTGAACTTAAAGATTGGGATAGACCTATAACACCAGAAGAGTTTGTTGATAATCCATTATTTGAAAGTTGTGCTTGGAGAACTGGATTTAGACAGTTAAGACCAGAAGAAAAATTAATGAATGGAGATGCTTTATTAATGTCTATTGGATCTACTGGTTTAAATCATGTAGCTATTTTTTTAGATGGAGATGTTTTACATCATTTAACCGATAGACTATCTTGTAGAGAGCCTTATTCTCAATGGTTGTTAAAATGTACAGGAGGGAGGTATCGTTATGTTGCGTAAGCTAAAGCTATATGGCGAACTTGCAGAGTTTGTAGGGCATAAAGAATTTGAAATACAGGTAGATAGTCTTGGAAAAGCAGTAAGTTTTCTTGTTAATAATTTTCCGCAGATAGAGAAATATATGAATCCTCAATATTATCAGGTAAAAGTTGGTAATTATGCTGTTAATGAAGAAGAAATACATCATCCTATAGGACAGGAAGATATACATATTGTTCCTGTAATAGCTGGTGCTGGTAGAGGATTAGGAAAAATATTATTAGGTGCTGCTTTAATTGCAGGTGCTTTTTTTATACCAGCTAGTTTAGGTGGTGGATTGTCATTACAAGCAGGTATAGGAACTGGTTTTGGTTTTGCAAAAGCTGGAATGTTAGCCAAAAGCATGGTTTATTTAGGAGCTTCTCTTGTTATGTCAGGTGTAAGCGATATGTTATTTCCTTTACCTAAACCAAAAGAATTTAAGTCAGAGCAAGATCCACAATTATCATTTAGTTTTTCTGGTACGCAAAATACATCAAGGGCAGGTACTCCAGTTCCAATAGTTTATGGAGAGATAATTACAGGATCAGTTGTTATAAGTGGTGCTGTTGATACTCAACAGGTACAGGCATGACGGATAAACCTAAGATTATTAGAGGTGCTAAAGGTAGTCCTCCACCCCCACCTCAACCGACAAGAACTCCTGACACTTTACACAGTAGACAGTTTGCCACTTTCCTTGATCTTATTTCTGAAGGAGAGATTGAAGGTTTTGCTTCTGCTTCAAAAGAAGGATTAACACAGGGAACAACTGCATATAATAATGCTGCTTTAAAAGATGTATTTTTAAACGATACTCCTGTTCTTAAAGCAACAGCTACTTCAGCATCTCCAGCTTCAACTGACTTTAACTTTCAAGATGTAGGTTTCAATCCTAGATTTGGTACATCAAACCAAACAAAAGTTGAAGGTATCGAAAGTAGTTCTTCTATAACAGCAGTAGGAGTAACTGTAACCGCATCCACTCCTGTAACTAGACAGATTACAAATTCAAATATTGACGCAGCTAATATAACTATTACTGTTCCTCAACTTCAAAAAGCAACAGATCAAGGAGATTTACTTGGTTCGTCTATCTCTTTTAAAATTTCTGTTCAATATAATTCTGGTGGTTTTACTGATATTATTACTGACACTATTACAGGTAGAACTGCTGATGCTTACCAGAGAGATTACAGAATAAATCTTACTGGTGCTTTTCCTGTTGATATCAGAGTCAGTAGAGTTACAGCCGATAGTTCAGATTCAAGTTTACAAGACGCATTTCAATGGACAAGTTTGGGAGAGATTATTGATGATTCTTCTACTTATGCCAATAGTGCTTATGCTTCTCTTCGATTGGACTCAATGCAGTTTCAATCTATACCTAGCAGAAAATATCGTATTAGAGGAATAAAAATAAGGATTCCAGGAGCAGGTGCAAATAGTTCTGGTACTCCGAGTATTGATTCCGCTACTGGTCGAATAATTTATCCTGATGGTTACATTTTTAATGGGATAATGGGTGCTGCTCAATGGTGTTCATGTCCTGCGATGGTGTTATTAGATTTACTTTTAGATACACGTTATGGATTCGGTAATCATATTGCAGAAAGTTCTCTTGATTTATTCTCTTTTGTTACTGCAAGTAAATTTGCAAACACATTGGTATCAGATGGATTAGGAGGACAAGAAGCTAGATTTAGTTGTAATGTAAATATTCAATCTTCTAGTGAAGCATTTGATTTGATAAATGAATTATCAGGTGTAATGAGATGTATGCCGATATGGTCTGCTGGTAGTATTCTTCTTGCACAGGACAGTCCAAAAGATGCAAGTTATTTATTTAATTTAGCCAATGTAACTCCCGAAGGATTTAGTTACTCAGGAAGTGGATTAAAAACAAGAAATACTGTAATTTCTGTTTCTTATTTCAATATGGATAGTAGGGAGATAGATTATGAAGTTTATGAAGATGCTGCTGCAATAGCAAAGTTAGGAGTAATTATAAAACAGGTAAAAGGATTTGCTTGTACATCAAGAGGTCAAGCTAGAAGATTAGCAAAAGCTATTTTATTTGCAGAACAAAATGAAAGTGAAGTTGTTGCATTTGCAACTTCTATAGATTCTGGTGTTGTTGTAAGACCTGGTGCTGTTATAGAAATAGCTGACCCTGTCCGTTCTGGTCTTAGAAGAGGAGGAAGAGTTAGTTCTGCCACAACTACGCAGATAACTGTAGATGATTCTGCTGCAACTGATTTACCAACAACAAATAATCCAACTTTATCTGTAATCTTACCTGATGGAACTGTTGAAAGTAAGTCAGTATCAAGTGTCTCAGGTGCAGTTATTACAGTATCTTCTGCTTTTTCTCAGACTCCAAATGCTAATACAATTTGGTTATTGCAAGATGATACAGTTCAAGCTCAGAAATTTAGAGTAATAACAGTAGAAGAATCTGATGGAATAAATTATGCGATTACTGCTTTATCTTATGTAAATGAAAAATACGCATTTATTGAAGATGGTGCAACTTTACCGACAAGAACAGTATCAATACTGAATCTTCCGAAAGATCCACCAAATGCTTTACAGGCAGAAGAAAAGATTGTTGAAATAAATAATCAGGCAGTATCTAAACTTATCGTCAGTTGGCAACCTATTGTCGGTGTTACTCAATATCAGGTTAACTATAGATTTAATAATGGTAATTTTGTTTCTACTACAGTTTCTTCTCCTGACTTTGAGATATTTAATACTGATATTGGAACGTATGAATTTCAAGTATTCAGTTACAATGCTGCATTACAGACAAGTGCGACTTCTGCTGATCTAACTTTTAATGCTGTTGGTAAAACTGCATTACCATCAAATGTTACTGGACTATCTGCCGAACCAATAAATGAAAAATTAGTAAGATTACGTTGGAATTTATCTACAGATTTAGATGTTACTCATGGAGGTAGGGTATATGTCAGACATTCTCCTCTGACTAATGGTAATGGTACATTTTCTAATAGTACCGACTTAATTCAAGCGTTAGCTGGTAATACAACTTCTGCGGAAGTTCCATATCTTGAAGGAGAATATATTTTAAAATTCAGAGATGATGGTGGTAGATTCTGTGCTGGAGAGACAAGCGTAATAATTGATCTTCCTGATAATCAAGCTCCACTTATTACACAGACAAGAAGAGAAGATACTGATAGTCCTAAGTTTCAAGGAACAAGAAGTAGTATTGATTTTGATTCTGCGACAGGAACTATAAACCTAGCTGGTTCTGGATTATTTGATGCTATTAGTGATTTTGATTTAGTTGGATCTTTAGATGATTTTGGTGGAATCGTACCAGAGGGTACTTATGATTTTGGTGGTACTGCTGGTGGAGATACTTTAGATTTAGGTGGTGTATTTAGTTTAGATTTAAAACGTCATTTTTTATCAGAAGCATTTTATCCATCAGATTTATTTGATTCGAGAGGATTGATTGATGATATTACTGATTTTGATGGGTTAACAGCAACAGAAGTTAATGCTGAAATGTTAGTAAGAGTCACACAGGATAATCCATCTGGATCTCCTACTTATTCTGGTTTTCAGACTTTTGCAAATGGTACTTACAAAGGAAGAGGATTTCAATTTAGAGCAAAGCTTACAAGTAACGATACTGCACAGGATATTAGAGTTTCGCAGTTAGGTTATACAGCATCTTTACAGAGAAGAACAGAACAAGGTAATGTTATTGCAAGCGGAGCAGGAGCAAAGGCTGTTACGTTTACCAATCCATTTTTTGTTGGTACTTCTTCTTTGCTTGGAGCAAATACTAATTTACCCTCTGTTGGTATCAATGCTCAGAATATGGCATCAGGAGATTACTTTGAAGTAAGTAGTATTTCTGGAACGGGTTTTACTGTTCACTTCAAAAATTCATCAAATGCTTCGATTGATAGAAATTTCACTTATCAGGCTGTCGGATTTGGTAAAGGAGGGTAGAATAAACACAATGTTAGTTATTTGAAATGGCAGAACATGATTTTATAATTGATAACGGAACAGGTAGTGCAGTTCGTACTGACCTAAATAATTTATTCCAGGCTATTGCGTCTAATAATAGTAAGTCTGGTGCGTTGACAACTAACTATGCGTACCAATGGCACGTTGATACTTCTGATGGAAATTTAAAGATAAGAAATGCAGCAAATAATGGATATGTCACTATTGGTGCGGTTGCAAGTACAAATTTAGGATTAATGCCTCAAGCTGGAGGAACTTTTACTGGAAAGATAACTCATAACTATACATCTAGCTTAACAATACCTACTGGTACGACAGCCCAGAGAGACGGAAGCCCTGCTGTTGGTATGTTTAGGCATAACTCAACATTAAATCAGTTTGAAGGCTATAACAATGGTGCTTGGGGTGCGATAGGAGGAGGTGCTGGAGCTACTGGAGGCGGTACTGATGAAGTATTTTTTGAATCAGATACTAACGTAACAACAAACTATACGATAACATCAGGAAAAAATGCACATACTGTTAGCCCTGTTATAAATAGTGGGGTTACTGTTACTGTGCCTTCTGGCAGTTTATTTGTTATTCTTTAATTATGGCTTTAAACATTAACGGCACTACTGGTATTTCTGGAGTTGATGGATCAGCTTCCGCACCAGCATTACAGGGAACGGATAGTAATACAGGAATAAATTTTGCATCTGATACTGTCAATATAAATACGGGTGGAGTTCTTAGAGCAACTGTAGATTCGTCTGGGAATTTAGGGATTGGAACCAATGATCCAGCTGGTGAATCTATAAATGGCTCACAAAACTTAGTAATTATGGATACTTCCTCTGATGGAGGTATGAACATAAAAACTGGTACATCTGGACTTGCACAAATACATTTCAGCGATACAAGTGGCAATGGTCAAGGAAGATTAGTTTATGCCCATTCTGATGACAGTATGAGACTTTTTTCTGCTGGATCAGAACGTTTACGAGTTCATAGTACAGGTGTAGTTCAAGTTATGTCTGAAAGACTTACACTAGGAACTTCTGTCACAAATGGTGGAACAAGTGATGGTAATTTTTGTATTGAATTTGCAGGAAATACACGTAATGCAATGAAAACAAGAGACACCGATAATACAGGTACTGTTAACCATTTTGTTTTAATTAGTGGCTCTACTGCTTGTGGTACTATAACCACAAGTACAGGACAAGCATTTTTCAATAATCTTTCTGATTATAGAAGTAAGGAAAATGATGTAAAAATAACTGATGGTATTGAAAAAATAAAACTTTTAAGACCAATTAGGTTTAACTATAAAGTTGATAAAGATACCCTTTGTGATGGTTTTTTCGCACATGAAGTTACAGCAGCAGTTCCAACAGCAGTAAATGGAGAAAAAGATGCTGTTGATTCTGAGGGGGAGATTGACCCACAAATGCTTGATACTGGTAAAATTATTCCTTTACTTACTGCTGCATTACAGGAGGCTATTGCTAAAATTGAAGTATTGGAAACAAAAGTCGCTGCATTGGAGGCTGGATAAATGACAGCAAAGATTAAACTAAACGCAGCATCAGGTGGTGGGTCAATAAGTATCCAAGCACCTTCATCTTCTAGTAATAACAGAGTTATATCTTTACCTGATGTTGCAGATGGAACGCTTGTTACAAGCCAAAGTACGCTTGATGCAACAAAACTTTCTGGTAACTTACCAGCATTGAATGGTTCGGCATTAACAAATCTTAGTGCTGGTAAGGTTTTACAAGTAGTGCAGACAGTTCTTGCATCTCAAATAACTGTTAGCTCGAATACTGAAACCGAAATGCTAAATGTAGCTATTACACCATCTGCTACTAGCAGTAAAGTTTTAGTTACTTTAACAAGCGCTCCTGCTGGTGTTGCATCTGGTACTGAATTTAAACTTTTGCTTTATAGAGATTCAACTGAAGTTTATGGTTATGCTTATTACTTTGGTTCTGGTGCTGGTGGCGCTTACACAGCTGGCCCTAATGGTATGTATCTCGACTCTCCAAATACTACATCAGAGATTACTTATAGAGTAAAACTTACAAGACGTTGGGGTAGTGGTAATTGTATCTTTAACCATACTAATGGAGAGGCTAAGACATCATTGACAGCAATGGAGATTGCAGCATGATTTATAATAAAGTTAATGCTTTAGAAAGCCTTGAACCAAATAAAGAATTTGTTTGGAGAGGAACAGATTATTCTGGTTTAGAATGGTTAGATAGTTCTACAAAACCAACAGAATCTGAAATCAATGCAGAAGTTACAAGATTAAATAATGCAGAACCCATGAGATTATTAAGAGTAGAAAGAGATAGATTATTAGCAGCTTGTGATTGGGTTGTTCTTACTGATTCACAATTAAGTACAAGTAAAAAGACAGAATGGAAAACATATCGTCAAAGTTTGCGTGATTTACCATCAAGTGCATCGCCTACACTTGATTCAAATGGTAACTTAGATATGTCATCTGTTACTTTTCCTACTGAACCTAGTTAATTATGTCAGAGATCAAGGTAAATTCGATAAAAGGGGTGGCAGCAAGCTCGGCTGCTATCACGATTTCAAATACTGATGGAACGTGTACCGCCAATATTCCAGATAAATCTAATTATAATCTTCTAATTAATGGTCAATTTGATATATGGCAAAGAGCAACAGATAGTGGTTCTAATACAACCGATGGTTATTTAGCAGCAGACCGATGGAGATTAGCTAGTTCTGGTGCTACTAAACAAGTAACAAGACAATCATTTACTGTTGGTCAAACTGACGTACCAAGCAACCCAAAATATTATTTAAGATATGCTGTTACTATAGGAAATGATAATGTAGCATTACGTCAAAGAATAGAGGGTGTTGATAAAGTACAAGGCTCAGTAACTTTGAGCTTTTGGGCAAAAGGCACTAACCCTGCTGGTGGTCATTTTACTATTACAAACAGGCAAGATTTTGGAACTGGTGGCAGTGCATCAAGTCCTGTTGAAACAGGTGTTGCAGATTTTACAGTAACTTCAAGTTGGGTTAAAAAAACTTTTACATTTACACCACCAAGCATATCTGGAAAAACTTTTGGTACAAACAATAATAGTTATTATGGGCTAGAAGTTTTTAGACAACCAGCAGATGACACAGGAACAGCAGCCTTTACAATAGATATTGCAAATGTAAAACTAGAATATGGTAGCTATGCAACTGATTATCAAAGAATTAATGTAGGTCAGGAGCTTGCTTTATGTCAGAGGTATTATTTTCGTGCCAATCGGGGTGCAGATAGTGGAGAAAGACCTATTGCCTTAGGTGTTTATGAAAATGCTAGTACAGTTACTACAACCTTAAGATTTGCAGACATGAGGACTAATCCAACATTAGATATAACAGATGCTTCTGATGCTTTTATGATTAGACGGCAAGGTGGAAGTGATAACTTTGATACGTTTACATTAAGATATTCCACAGTAAATTCAGCAGAGATCGTTAGTCAATCAGGACAAACTTCTGGTAATTCAGGCATAGGTGGCATGGTCAGATCAAGTGGTGTTACTACTCATCTTTCTTTTTCAGCGGAGCTTTAAACTATGGCTAAATACAAATTACTTGCATATAACGGTGAAACTGTTGCTATTTTGCAAAAAGAAGACCTTCCACCAAACACTTCAAAAAGTTTTCCACTTGACGAAGCAAACACCGACTACCAAGAGTACCTATTGTGGGTTTCTGAGGGAAACACAGCCGAAGCTGCTGATTAATTAACCTTCTCGTTTAATTGCCTTGTCATTATCCCCATAGTGACGTAAAGAGGTGCTAATGCACAGATTCCAGCGAAGGTTATAATAGTGACAGGCATTAATGCTTTTAAAAATGCTTCTTTTATCATGTTTCAAAAAATAGCTAACATTCTTAGTATAGTTTCCTTTGTTTTGGTGTCATCTGTCATCGGTGGAGGGTACTTTGGTTATAAATATGTAACATCAGAACAATTCCAAACCAAAATGATGAATAAAGTTCTTGAAGGAGTTAGTGGAATGATGCCTAAAGTATTAGATAAAGGCTTACCAAAGATGACAGGAGAATCTATGCCAATCCCTAAAAACTTTGGAATCTAATGAACTGTTATTGGTGCAATACAGAATTAATAATTGGTGGTGACATTGATATTGAAGATGGGATGAATGGTTATCCCGAATTTTCAATAATGACTAATCTATCCTGTCCTAAATGTCATGCAGAAGTAGAAGTATTGAAAAAAAGAGATGCTTTTGATTAATGATATTTGGATTTTTAAAGAAATTAGTTAAATATTACATAGATAAGTTAGTAAGCTGGATGCGAATGAAAAGGTTTAATTTAGAGCTTGATAATGACATAAAAAAGTATCACGAAGAATTAAATAAAAAGATAGAAAAGCCAAAAATTGTAGAAAAAGGTAAATTTGGAGAAAAAGGCTGGTCTATTTCTATTGGAGATGTAGAAGATGGAGATTCCTGATATAAGTATTCCTGAGATTTATATTCCAGACGTTCCAGGGCCTTATATTCCTCATTATCTAAGTATTACAACACCACCTGAGATTGATGCCCCTGGTTGTACTTATCAGCATCGAGATATAAAGAATACTGGTAATCGTAATTTGTTATTGGAAGATCCTAATGGAGTGTTTACTACCTGTGATTTTCCATTTCCTAATTTTGTACCGCTTGATTATTCTCCAGAAAACTTAGTAATTGTAGAAGAAGCTCCTATTAATAATCCTACTCCTGATCTTCCTAAGACTGAACAAGCTGAAATACCAAAGATACCAGAAGATAAGCCACCAGTTTTACCTCCCTGTCCTGGTAAATCAAATCAGAGGGTTGGAGACTTTCGTAACGAAAAACGATTGGAACGTGTTATCGGACATGAAAGAGGGGAAGATGGTACTAGATGTATAACTATCTATGAAGACGTTGCGTTTAAAGATCAGTACATTCCAGAGGTTTCTACTATTGTATCTACTGCTGTTATTGGCTTGGTCGCTGCCAGTAGTCCATTACTTCTTAATGCAGTCAAACCTTTAGTTAAGCAAGTAGTCAAAAAGCTGACAAAGAAGAAAGATAAGGTAGAATAATAAAACCCTGTTTATTTTGGCGAAGGATAGGGTGTCTAGGTAGGCAAGTTAATACCCGTACTTGTCTACTGCTTTAATTTATGAGTATGTGGGATAACTTGATTCGGTGGAACAGTAACTACAATATCTTTACAAGTAACAGCACTAGGAGTATTAGGTTTAAAAGTAACACCTAATTTTGCTTGTTTTGCACACATCTCCAAACGATAAAGACTGATCTCCATTTTTGTCTTTTTAATCAATAATTCTTGAGCTTCTATATTTACTGCTGCTGCTTTATGACATAATTTACCACCTTTCCCAAGAGGAATATTGAATTGCATAGAAATACCATAATTTAAGTTATAGTTATCTTTTTCAAATCTTGGAGTTTTGGTTGTATATTTAACTGCTCCTGTTGTTTCATCATAAATTTCCTGATAAGTAAACTCTTCTATAGGTCGATTAAATGACCAAGAATCTGTTAGATAAGGAGTAATCGTCATGCTTGGAGAAGTACAGGTAATTCCCTGCGAATATCTATTTTGTGGCAAACTTGATGGGGTTATCATAGTCGCATTGTTATTAACGACTCCTTGGGCTGTACTGTTGGGAGAAGCTACTGTAGTGTTAGCCAAAACCCTTGCAGGGCAAAGGATTAGAGCTATTGCCCAAATGTAGTTGTAGTTTCTGTTGTAGTGCTTGAATTTATTGTTCTTGTTATTGTCGTTACTGTGTCTAACCCTGGGGTTATTAGAGTTTCTTGAAGAGAGAAAGCTGAACCTGGGGTTGATATTTTCCACCTTGGAACGGCTTCTAAGTTTGGTGAAGTCCAACTAAAATTTACTCCTCCAACTGTTTGTTCGGTAAGAGTTGTAGCTGTAGGGTTGATATATCCGTTAAGATCAGCACTTTCGATATTATGTCCAGAACTTGAGTAACTATATCCAGTTCTGTATTGATGAGATGTAATAGTTTCATTAATTACTGATTCAGAAGAACTTGAAGTTGTGCTAGATCCTGAACGAAACTGTGGAACTACAGGGACAGCAAGTGTCCTTATAGGTAATACTAATAAAACTAACCAGAAAAGTCTAGTCAATTTGTATGCTGACAGTAGTAGATCCAATACAGCTAGTACCTGATCCTCCAGCAGTGCAAGTATGAATTCCAGAGCTAAGACTTGTAAGAGCAAGGTTTCCAGCAGTTCCTCCAGAAATTACTGTTGTTTGTCCACCAAGAACAGGAAGAGTTGCTATTCCAGAGCTAGGAGTGATTGCTGATTGTGTACTATCCCCAGCTTGGTATGACTCTGATAGTGAGAACGCTGATCCAGCATTTGTAACTGTGGTATTTGTAGCCGTTACTGCTGCCAAACCATTACTAACACTTCCTAAATTTAATCCTCCAATTCCATTGGTTACGATACTATCTCCTGATCCTGTAGAAGTCGTGATATTGCTACCACTTATGCTGTAAGTATTAGGAGCAGCATTGGTAATTACATAAGGTGAATCAATGGAAATCTGTGCAGAGGTCACATATTTCGCAGTAATGTCAGCATAAACTGGTGCTGAGAACAAAAATAAGAATGGAAGAAGTCTTTTCATTTTTTTGTGGTTGTTTCTTTGGTAGGAATTTTAGGAGCATTATTGTTCTTTTTCTTACCAACCTGCAAACCGAAACTGGCTAGACTTCCACTAAAAATTGAAGCGATGAAAGTTGGATCGAAGTCCACTATCTTCTTTCCGTCAGCAGGTTCGTAGTAAGAAAGAGTCAGCATACTTGCAGACCAAACTAAAACTGCAATTTTGACAATCGTTTCAACACGATTACCTTCCTTTTCTTCTTGATCTTCCATTTTAAATGTCAGAAGTGGGATTCTTTAGTCATACTAGACATAATTACCTATTTACGCAAATGACCGAAGTACAAGCAGCTTTATTAGGAGCAGGAGCTACCGCATTTGTTATGGTTTTGTCAAACATGAGTAATCGTAGAGAACGTACCATAATAGATATTTACAACAGATTAAACCAGTTATCGCAAGCGGTTAGCAGGTTAGAAGGACAAAACCGATAATGTTTGTTATGTTTGAAATACATAACACAAACAAATGCTGAAAATTTTTAAACCTATTCTTCTTGTTTTTATAAAATCAAAAGCAATGAAAAGGTTAATATTGGATCTATTAAAAGCTTTGGTTAAATC